GCAGAAGAATTTACTAAAGATTTCTTAGAACTTATTAAAAATCCAACAGTTAAGACTGAAGATTTAGGTAACAGTACCTTGGAAAATTCTTTTTCAGAATCATACATTGGTAAACCAGATGGTACGAAATTAGTGTATACTGAGTTGGTGGATAACGCATATAAAACAACTGAAAAATATTTTGATAGTTATGAATCTTTATATCACGGTGTAGTTAAAGAATTTGGACCATCTATATCATCATTTATTTTACATCCTAACTATAGGGAAATAAATCAATATGATATTTTTAGTACAACATCATCCACACCAGGTTTAAATATCGAACTATTTGGTAACTATAGTAGTAGTAGACCTGTATCATTTTATGTTGATACTTTGAAGAATAAAATGACTCAAACACTCTCAACCACCAATATTTGTGAAATGATGAATTTGGATAGTGTTTTACCACTACCGAAACAAACTAAAACTAATGAAATACTGCAACCATATTTTAAACAATTAATAGAAACAAGAATAAGTAAAATAACCGATAGACAAGATATTAGTGATTTTATTAAAGTTAGAGATGAGGTAATTGATGTGTTTGACAATCTTAATTTCCTTGTTAAATACGGTTATGATGCTCAAATTAGTGGAACAACCGTTTTCAATAAAGGTGAATTATCGGGATACACATATGATTTACTTTATAATGAATATGATAATTGTGTTGAACATTTTACAAATAACTCAACAAAGTTATATGAAGATTTGGATACGTCTGTGAATTTTAATAATCCGTCTTTAACTACGAATGTACTTTCTGAATTTTTATCTGTATTATTAAAAGAAGAGGATTTAGAATCATTTAAAGCTGGTTTTACTGATACCATAATTTATGATGAAAGTACAATTAAAAAAATAGAGAGAAAGTTTAATTCTTTTATTGGTGACCCAATAAAAGATAAAAAGTTTAAGTTTAAAAAATTAAAACAAAGAAAAAATAATAAAGAGATATCGTTCATTGTTACCACAACCGAAATAACAGATGAAAGTATTAAAGGAGAAATTAAAAAATTAAAAAACAATGGTGCAGTGCCACCAACAAACAATAAATTAAACTATTATCAAACAAAGAAATCATGAGTAGAATTTATTTTGATAGATACCAATTTTTTATTGATGATGGTAAATTTAGAATTGTACCGGGTATTGAGATACCAATTAAAGGGTCTGACAAATACCATCAGTACAAAAGAGGTAAAGATAGATTGGATAAATTATCACAAGAATTCTATAATACACCCATATTCGGATGGTTAATAATGCTTGCAAATCCATCCTCAGGTACAAATGAATTTGAAATAGATGACAATGACATCTTGAGAATACCTTTCCCTTTAAACAGTAGTTTACAAGATTATAAGAGGGGTGTAGAACTGTACAACTTATATTATGGCGAACAATGATTTATCAAATAGTGAGAATATATTAATAAAGACCGATGAGAATAATTTAATTTACGTCGATCCTAATAGTGTATTGGTAAACAACCAAGTGCAACCAAGAAGTGTATCACAAGAAAAAATGGTGATGTACGTTAATCTTGAAGCAGATATTATTCCACGTACAACATTGGCTGCCGATGGAATAACCGATTCCAAATCATCATTAAGAAGTATTGCAAAGGGAACACTTAATTTTTTAAGTAACAATAATGGTAAAGATTACGATTCAACATGGACTGATTCTTACGTTCCAACCGATTCAATCACATCAGAGAAAAAAAATGAAACACAAAATTTTACCGATGAAACAGGACAATCATTTGGTATAGATAGTATTTCAATTCAAGTAAAAGGAGCGAACTTCATACCCCAAGTTGTAATCAATTTTATTGATGTTAGAGGTAAAACATTATTCGAATCCTCAAATAATTCACCATACAAGGCGTTTTTTCATCTTCCGTGGCCAATATTTTATTTAACAATAAAGGGATTTTATGGGAAGGCAATTAGATATAGACTTCATTTAGTTTCTTTTAGTTCTAAGTTTAATTCATCTTCAGGAAATTTTGAAGTAACCACTAAGTTTGTTGGATCAACATACGCCTTTATGAATGATATACCATTAACAGCAATGTTGAATGCCCCTTACATGTTTATTAGAACTATAGAAGGGTCTCAAACATTTAATGAACAAACTGGATTAAATGAAAAGAAGGCACTTAAATCCTCTAAGGGGTATCAAATACTGAAATCGGTTTATTCAGAAATGAAACAAAAAAAACTGATTCCACAAGATTTTCCTGTAAAAACATTAAGAGAGATATGTGCATTAGCTTCTACCTTAGATAAAAAACTTGAACAGAAAATTTTTAATGAGGTTATTGACCCCGAAGTTTTAGATGGACTTAGGTCTTATAGAGAAGAATTAAAAAAATTCGAAATACGACTTAACGCTTGGAAAAATAAAAATTTAGATTTAACAATTTATAGTGATCAATTCGTATATAATTCAAATCCAACAAGAGGTTATGCGTTAAAGTCAAAAGATAAACTTGATTTAACGTTAGTTACAGGATCAACAGTTACGGATTCACTTGAGGGTGTTATGGTGAATTTTTCAGAACAATTAAAAAAATATCAAAAAACATTTAACGATAAAATAAAATCAGGCAAAGATGCGGTAGGAGTTAATACAACTTTATTATCAAATACGATGCCTCCTATTGATAATTACTACTCGAAACTTACAAGTGACCCATCAAAAAATTTTATATTATTTGATAAATTATTAAGTGATTTACAGAACATAAAAAAAGTCTTCTTTGAACAAAATATCAAAATTGAGAAAGAGTTGGAAAAGAAGATGAATGAAATAATAAAAGACCCGAGTAGAGGTTTTGGTTTTGAACCAACTGTTAGAAACCTTTTTGCGATTTTATTGGCTAACGCCGAAGTTTACGTCAGATTAATGAAAGACGTACATAACGATGCGTTCAATATATCAAATGAAAGAAAAAAAATTATTGGTAAATTCTCCGATGAATCTGTTGGTGAGTCTATCTATCCGTGGCCAGAAATTAAAAAGGTAACATCGGGTGAAAAACAAAGAGAAATTGCATATCCTGGTGATTCTGATTTACAGGATAAATTACAGTCGTTTAATGGTTTGTTGTGGCCTGAGGTTTCGTTCATTGAAGAATACATGGGGGTATCGACAAATGTAAACGATCCGTTAGTTGAAAAGGAAGGTGGGGTTAATGATTTACAATACATTTTTGAGAGTAATAAAGACGAGTCAAAAATAAAAGATATTAGTCAACTTTTTAGTACTCAAGAAACTTTACCATATTCAAATAGAACACCGGTTTCTTTCTTGTATGAAATATATGAAAGAGCTAAACAAATGACATTGATTGATTCATATAATCCCAATGTTTTAATAGAATTGGCAAACATAGAATTTAAAACTATACAAGAAGTTGTTGGTGAGGAATTAGATATATTAGATTTATTAAAAACTAATATAACATCAAAAGAAAATCTTTTGGAGTACATGGAAAAACTTTCTCCATACGAGAGATTTGGAAATTATAAGGAATCTATACCCACAACAACATACTTAAAAGATGTTATAGTTAGACCTTTCAAAATAGAACAATTCGAAGATGTAAACACATCGAAGAGTTTTGATTTAACACCATATGAAAAGTTAAATGATAATATATTAAATTATGTTCCTGAACCATATAGAAAAAATATTTTTCCATTTAGTTCTGAAAAATATTTGTCATATATCAATAAAAAAGAATTTACAGATGACGAATTTAAATTTAAAGGTATTTTTAAAGTAGGACAGAAAGACGAATTTATCTCAACACCATATGATAAAAAGGCGTGGATAAAAACAAAGTACCAACCACTTAATGAGTCATTTAATTTATTTACGGAGGATTTAAGTATTGGCAATAGTTTTACAAACATTTTAAATACACCGTATTTTCATAAACAATTATATAGTGATTTTAATAAGACAACATCTTTTGGTAAGTTCGCGGGTTCAGCATATTTGTTGGTCAATTCTTTACCTTATCTTGATTTAAAAGATCAAATACAATTTGAAATTAATAACACAAAACAATCACCAATTAGAATGTCTTCAATTTTTAGGGAGATTGGTGGGACACATTTTATTCCTTATCACCTTATTGTTAAATGGGGTTCTATATATCATAGATATAAAAGAAAAATATTAGACGGTGTAGACATTTTAACAGGATTTACAACATCAAATACTAATACCACAACAACTAATATAAATGGTCAACAATTTTTCGATGTTCCTGGTTTAGATATTGGTGATAATGTATATCAAATACAAGGTCAATTTGTTTCTCATGCGGGAGTAAAAGATGTTGGTATTCACCCTTATTACGACGCAATTTTTCATCAAATAATAAATGGGTATAATCATTTTGTGGTGACTTCAGGTAGTACATCTTTTGAATCGAATGTTACCAACGGTTCAATTAATTTAAAATACAGACCTAAAGAGAATGGTTTAAATTATTGGACACAATATGTTGATAATTCAAAATTTGACCCCACGGATTTAAAATATACGTTATTACCATGTGATGGTTATAATTCAGATATCAATTTGGGAACAACAGGAATAACTAATTTTAATTTTCAAAAATCTGAACAATTTAATTTTAGATTAATTTGGAAAAGTGAAAAAATTGACGAGAGTTTCAGTGGTAAAACGTTTACAAACTCAACCGAATATAACAGAAAAAGCGGAGGTGACAAGTTTGAATTGTCAAGTAATCAAGAAAAGGTTTATGATTTAATTGCCACATTTAGTCCACAAATCTTAGATGAATTTGAAGATATATTCTTACAATTCAGTTCAGAATTAGTTGTTACCGAGGGTACATATAAAAAATTTCCTAATGTAGAATATGATAACTTTCAAAAGTTATTAAAAGATATTGTAACAGTCCAAAAGAAAACCGATGATGGAGATATCGGTCAGACTATTATAAAAATTTCAAACCAACAAGTTAAGAACTTAGTTGAGATTTCAAAAAAAATGGCGGATTCAACAAGTTTTTTAAAACTAACTTTAGGTAATCCTAAGGAGTTGGATTCATACGTTTTAGACAACTATGTAAATAGTACGGTATCTTTTGGTTCTTATAATAATACAATACAGAGTGGTAATACAAAATATATCACTTTACATGTTGGTGAAAATCCTGTGACAGGAGTAACTTACCAAAGATTTTTTGAAATTTCAGATATTGCACTTACAGAAGAAAATGTTATTTTATTCAGACCATTAATTTTAATATATGGTGGTTATAAAAATAATGGTGGAATAGATACAGGAGTTGAATTTAAAAAATATTTAAAAAATAATATTTTAGATAAACAATCTACTATATTACCAGGTGGTGCGAACAATAGACTTAATCTATTTTTAATACAACTTATAGGTAAATTTTCAAGTTTAAAAATAGAAAGAGACACATCAAGTATAAACTTTGTGGATGGTTACAATAATAAACAAATTAAAGTAGAGCTTTATAATACTTTCAAATCATTTAATGATAAATGGGTTGCTGGCAATTCTTTAGGTCAAAGATTATTGTTTGAGGAGTTTTTATTCTTAGATAGGGCGAATAGAGATATTGGAAGTAAAACATATCTTAATATTAGTAAATTCATTGATTTACTTAATACGAAAAACAATAAAGCAAATTTATACTCGGCCATATCCATGTTATTAAAGGATAGTGGATTTGATATGAGAGCATTACCCGCGTATGTTAATTTTTATGGTACTAACATATCAAATAGAGCTAAAATAACACCTTCTAAAAAAGTAGCAGAGAATTTATTTGGTACATTTTTAGACGTGGATTATGAAGAGTCCTCACCAAAAATTATCGTTCAATACATAGGACCAACATCAAAGCATATTGCCGATGGTGATAAAAGCGTAAATAAATTCAATGACGATAGTTTCGACATTTCAAATAGAAATAAGAATCCTTTAATTGTTACTTTACCTGAAATATACGATATCGACCAATTAAATAAATCAAACAAAGTGGTTGCATTCGAAGTAAGTTTTGGAGACCAGTATCAAAATATTTTTAAAGGAGTCTCATTAGATCAAACCACTTTAAGAAACACATCAGAGTCGTTTGTTGTTTTAGAAAATTTAGCACGTTCAGAATCAGGTGCGGGTGCGTACAATGTTGATGTAAGTCTTTTTGACTTATATAGACAAGCCTCATACTCTTGTGATGTCACATGTATGGGAAATGTGATGATTCAACCAACAATGTATTTTTATCTTAAAAACATACCGATGTTTAGAGGTACGTATTGGATTACAGAAGTTAGTCATAATATTAAAAATAATAATATTGAAACAAGTTTCAAAGGTACTAGAATACCCGTTGCGGCATTACCTGACCCCGAAGATTCATTTGTATCGAGTTATAAATCCTTATTAGATAAGATTACAAATTCTGCCCGATCTATGGTTAAAAAGGTTAGTGAGGGTGTAAGTTCTACGGAACAAACAATTAAAACTGAATTTGGAAACTTCGTAACCGATATGGGTGAAATCAAAATAAATGGTGAAGAATTAATACAAACCGCTGGTATAAGTGAGTTCGGTATACCATACAATGGTTATGGTAATGAAAAGTATATTCAAAAAGTCAAATATAAAGAACAAAACGGAACGATTAGTGAGTGGTTCAGAGCTAGAGTGGTTAGAATGGGTATGGAATCTAAAATTTATACATTAACTGATGAAACTCACATGTCATTATTAACTAGATTAAAAAATACCATAAACGTCAATTCAAATGGAGAAACGGGATTAAAATGGTTAGAATTAAAAGAGTTATCAAATTCTCACAACTTTTATTCAACAAAGTTTCAATTTACGAATAGTATTACCGCGGATAAAATTATAACAGGATCTACTGAATTTTTAAACCCAAATAATAACCAAAAACTCGAAGTTAAACCAATTTACGATATAGACCGAAGAGTTGAACAGTTAAATGTTTCGGGTCCTGTTAATATTGGTCCGTTTATAAATGGATATGGTGTGGGGTTATCAAACAAATTAATGAAAGATTTGAGAATTACTGAGGGGGATGTTATCTATTTTAAGATAAAATAAGAAACTTAATAATATACGGGATATTTATATTTATAACTAAAATATTATGGATAATAATAAGATAAAAAACACAGTAGACCAATTCTTGAATCCAAAACAGATTAGAAGTGTTTCTAACGATGGAATGGAGAGAGAAGAGTGTGACTTAACAACAGGAGAATGTTATGTTATAAGGTCTAAAGATGGTATCGTAGAAAGAATAAATAAAAAATATGTTACCGAAGACGGTAGACAACTTTTACAAGATTAAAATCATGAGTTTAGAAAAGAAATTACACGAAGAATTGATGAGATTTAATGCCATCAATAAGTACGCGAAAAAAATGATAATGGAACAAGAAGCTCCACCTGCACCACCGGCGCCAGATATGGGAGCAGAACCATCATTAGAACCACCGGCTGTGGGAATGGAATCACCTGCACCTGTAGACGCACCTCCAGCTCCTGAAATGGATTCAACTGAAGAAATTGATATTACTGATTTGGTTAATATGACCAAAAGTATTAAAAAAGATATGGATGACAACAAATCTGAATACGATGGGGTGGTAAACAAAATGGATGATGTTTTCACTAAACTATCTGATTTAGAAAGTAAATTGGTACAGATGGATCAGGTAATGTCAAAAATTGATGAACTTGGTTCAAAAGTGGAAAACATGAAAGAACCAAGTGCACAAGAAAAATTAGAAATGAGGTCATTAGATTCATATCCATTCAACCAAAATCCACAACAGTTCTTCGCACAAAAACAAGGTGAAATGAAACAAAGTGGTAAAAATGAATATGTTTTAACAAAACAAGAAATTGAGGAATATCCTAAGGATATAATTAAACAAACATTTAATCCCGAAAGACAAGAAGATGAATTTAGGTTCTAACGTAAACTTTTTTTTAGGTTTACAAACACAAATGAAGATTAATCATTGGCAAACAAAAGGTTACGCCAGACATAAAGCATTTGGAGAATTCTATGATGTGATGGACGGTTTAATTGATACATTTGTGGAAAGTGCAATGGGGAAATACGGTAGATTTGTTTTAAATGAGGAAACCAAGACAGTTCAATTGAGTAATCTTTCGGAAATTGACATGAAAGGTTTAATTAATACAGTAAGAGAAGCTCTTGTTCAAATTGAATTGGATGAAAAAGATACCGATTTATTAAACATTAGAGATGAAATGATTGGAGAAGTTAATAAATTATCTTACCTTTTGACCTTAGAATAACGACTAAAAAATATTTTAAAAAACTTTGACCCGGATTTTATAATCCGGGTTTTTTTGTTTATCTTTTTAGAACAATGATTTTATTAACTTAAATTTTAACTATTATGTCAACATTTGATGCAGTACTAAAACAGTACGAAAACAGCAAACAAGCCACAAGTGGCAACTCAAACAAAGTCTCACAAGAAGACAGAATGAAAAAGTACTTTACCACAGTCCTACCAAAAGGATCTAAAGGTGAAGAAAGAAGAATCAGAATTCTCCCAACCAAAGACGGAAGTTCACCATTTGTCGAGGTGTATTTTCACGAAGTACAGGTTGATGGAAAATGGTTGAAACTTTATGACCCCAAACAAGAGGGTAAACGTTCACCATTGAACGAAGTTTATCAAAGTTTAATGGAGACGGGTGTGGAATCAGATAGAGAATTAGCTAGACAATATCGTTCTCGCAAATTCTATATTGTTAAGGTTATTGATAGAGACCACGAAGAAGATGGTGTAAAATTTTGGAGATTTAAACACAACGCAAAGGGTGATGGTGTTCTAGATAAAATCTTCCCAATTTTCAAAAATAAGGGAGATATTACCGATACCACAAAAGGACGTGACTTGATTTTATCTTTAGGTTTAACCAAAGCTGGTACAGGTAAAGAGTATACCTCAATTAATTCCGTTATCCCTGAAGACCCAGGACAACTTCATGAAAACGAAGAAAAATCAAACGAATGGATTAACGATAGTTTAGTTTGGTCTGACGTTTACTCTAAAAAGGGTGAGGACTATTTGGAATTGGTTGCGAACGGAGAAAACCCAAGATGGAGTACCGAAAGTAACAAATGGATTTCATCTTCACAACTTGATTCATCTTCAGAAGAGACAATTGCAACACCTAAAAAATCAACACCTGTTGTTGACCCTCAGGATGATGCAGAAGTAGACGAAGATTTACCGTTCTAATTAATTATGG